AAAAGATCAAGGTCTTTGAGAGGTATGCGGGGATAGACCTCCGCAGCGGTCTTGTAAAATTCAAGCATCCGCTATACTATGCCAACATTGGCACATTGCCATTAGAGGAGGAGAAAAATGTCGGATAACATTCAGATCACAGTGGAAGATCTCCTTAGGAAGATTGGGGCGATGGCCGTACAGGGCGACATCTATCAGTCGCAGATCGCTGCGCTGCAGGCAAAGATTGCCGAGATTGAGGCGGAGCTCGCTAAGTTTAAAGATCAAGAAAAGAAATAATGCCAGTCTACGAGTACTTTTGCGACAAATGCGAAAAAAAAGTAGAAATTATGCACGCAATGTCCGACGAAAGCAAGAAAATACATAAAGAGTGCGGAAGAGAACTGAATAAAGTTTTTTCTGCGTCAAACATTTTTTATAAGGGCGACGGCTGGGCGCGTAGAGGCTAAATGACTTGCGCTTGAAGTAGGCGCATAATATAGTGCAACACATCAATGCATCCACACAACATGAGGTGCCGATGTGACTGCGAATAATGTCCAGCAAATCCTTGACCGCCTCGACAAGATCGAGGAGGAGCTTTCTGCCATGCGCGTAGAAATGGCAGAAACGCGTGGCGCGTATCGACTTGCCAAATTTGTTATTGGCATTCTTGGCCTTACTGGCGTCAGTGGGATTGTAGCCTGGCTCTCCGGACAGGGAAAATGACCCAGAAGCAGTTTGTAGCTGCTGCAATCATCTGGCTGATTGTAAGCGCTTTATTCTTTGGATACGTCACATCTCCTGTTTATGCCCTTGACGATACCGATCAATGGGATCAGCAGGTAGACGCAAACGGAACCATAATCCTTACCGACGGAACGATTGTCATTGATGGTAGTAATAACGTGCTGCCGGGCCAGCCGTGGGTAAACACCGTGACTGGAATCACAACGAACTCATCCCTCGGCGAGACGGTGTCTTTCTCTTGGTCTTTTATCACAACCGACAATGCGTACTTTGACCGCCCGCAGGTTTTGCTTGCAGATATTTGGACCGATCTTGCCAACAATACGAAAAGCGCCAGCGGGACCGTTGAGGTCTACGTGACGGCTGGCGGGGCCTTTGGGTTCCGTGTTCTTTCACTTGATTCATGCTGTGGCGTTGGCACGCTGACAATCACAAACACATCTTGGGTCGTTGGTCCGCCATCAAGCCCAGAGCCAACCCCAACCCCGGAGCCAACCCCAGAGCCAACTCCTGAGCCAACCCCTGAACCAACCCCAGAACCAACTCCAGAGCCCACGCCAGAGCCCACGCCAGAGCCCACGCCAGAGCCAACCCCTTCTCCTACCCCAGAACCGCCATCACCAAGCCCTAGCGTGCCTCCTACCCCCACGCCAGAGCCTTCTGTAGAGCCATCTCCGACCCCATTGCCAACACCAAACCCAACGCCAAGCCCAAATCCAACAGAGCCGCCACCATACCCGGTCGCGTCTCCAAGCCCAGAGCCGACTGTAGAGCCGACTCCAAGCCCAGAGGTGACAAATGAACCAACACCAGACCCGACTTCCGAGCCCGAGCCGACGCCCGAAGGAACCGTGGAGCCAAGTGCTTCGCCGGAACCTGCCCCTTCTGTTGATCCCACTCCTGTTCCTTCTCCTGAGCCGTCACAGCCCGCTTTGCCAGGTGTAGAGGAAATTGGCGCAGCGGTGGAGGCTGTTAGCGAAGCGGTTGGAGAAGTGGCCGCAGCCGTTGGCGAAGTGTTTGATGCAACCGTTGGTCAGGCCGCAGAGGCAATTGGCGAAGCGGTTGGCGAGGCGCTTGCGCCGGTAGCAAATCTTGGAAAGGATATTTCGGAAACGGAGCGAAAAGAGGCTGCTCCGACAATTATTGCTGCGGTGGTTATCACCCAGGTAGCGCAGTCAGCCGTGGCGGCTGCTGCTACTGCTGCAAATCGACCACGGGGGAGAATCGGTAAATGATTGACTTTATAAAGAAGCACAAGGACACGCTAATTTCAGCTGCAAACGATATCATTAGCCAGTCGTGGACTATTTTTGGCCTTCTTATTGGCTGGATTGTCCTTCCGGATGGTGAGACCAGAAACTTTGTTGGCAATGTCCTTGGTTGGTTGACACTTATTTGGTTTGTCACCATCCCGCTTCGGCTTCGCGGATAGCTCGCCCCGTAGAACATAAATACTTGACCATGGTGATATGATGTCACCATGGATGAAGTTACTAAGCGTGGAAGACCAAAGACCGATCCGTATGTTCGGTTTCTTCGCTATGTTCAAAAAGTAGAATCGGGCTGCTGGGAGTGGACTGGCGCTCTTGACCCGTCTGGGTATGGTGCCTTCAAGGACGACAAGGGCCGAAAGATCAACGCCCATAAGTGGCATCATGAGTCCCAGCGCGGAGAGGTCCCAAAGGGTCTTCAGATCGACCACTTGTGCAGAAATAGAAAATGTGTCAACTTGGAACACCTTGAGGTTGTTACCCCAAGGATGAACACCCGCCGCGGCGATGCTGGAAAACTACGCAATACTCACTGCAAGCACGGACACGAGTATTCCTGGGAGAACACTTACTGGAGAAAGAACGGCGACCGAGAGTGCCGAACTTGCAAGTACTACGGCGGCAGGATGGACCCAGTGGTAAATTTGACACCTCAGGGATGATTGGCTAGGCTCCTTACAGAAAGGAGTCCAAATGAAGGACACAACATTCTGGAGACGGTTGGCGGTAGATGGTCCAACCAGGGAATTCCAACTAAAGCTTGAGGGTGAGTCAAAAGACTTGAACCTTAAGGAATTTACTGAGAAGTGGTCAAAAATTCTTGGGTATAGCGAGTCGTCGATTGCCCACTGGACCGCCGGAACAAGAACAATCCCAGAGAAGGCGATCCAGGCCGCTGGGATTGAAACGGTTGGCATTGAAAAGAAGAGCACCCTTGCGGCGGCAGAGGGACCTGCCGCAATAGGGATGAAGGAACGCCAAAAGGTTATCAACAAAATGTGTGCTGGATGTGCTCTTGGAGACCGATTCTGCAGGATTAGTGACTGCCCATTGCGACCGTTTAGCCCGCTTCCGTTGCATCCAAAATCAATCACAATGGGGTGGGACGAATCCGAGCACAATCACGATGAGGAAACAGCGTAGAACGAACCCCCCTTGTACCTTCTGTCAGATAGCGTACTATCCTCTTTGTGAACGGAATCTACGAAACGCTGTTTAGCAAGCTTGGTGGCGACGCAACTTTGCAGTCGCTGCTCGGCGGCACCAGCGGCGATAAGAAGATTTACCCGATCACCGCAACAGTTCGAACTGCCTTGCCAGCCGTGAAGATCTCGGTGGAAGGCGGGGAAACCGAAGTCGGCTTTAGTATCAATAAGCCGAGCGTAGAGGTAATGGTGGTTTCGACTGCCGGAGCCACTGAGCTTGGCCAGATATCAAACCGAATCGATACCCTGCTAAACATTCAGAGCTTTGCCGGATCGGGGATTAAGGTCCATCTCGTTAAGAAAGTTGCCGAGCGAGATGAGTATGATGAGGCGACATTGGAGTATCGAAGGCGCCTTCGGTACAACATGATAGTTAGATGAGGAGTAACGCAGCATGCTGACACTAGGATCAGGCACACTTTCGGTTGCGCCTTGGGTTTCCGGGGCCAATCCCGCGGACCTTCCCACGACCTACACGACGCTCTACACCATCGGCGAAGTCGGTGGCGATGTTGAGTTCCGCGTGGAGTTCCAGGAAGCAGAGTTCCGCGGCCAGTCGAATTTCGTGATTGCACGTGGCTACTACGGTGGCAACGTCACGGCGTCGGCTCGTTCGGTTGAGATTAACTTTGAGAATCTTGCTCGGTTCTTCACCGCAGCCAAGACGACGCTTTCAACCGGCACGAACGGCATCACCGGCACTCACAACGTCTTTACGACGGAATACGACGACAAGCCATCAGCGATGTATGTGAAGTTCACCCACACGCGAACCGATGACCCAAACAAGAAGGTGATTGTTCACCTCTTCAAGGCGTTCTCGACCGCTCTGAACTTCCCATTCATGCGTGAGGCCATTTCAACGATGGACATTGACTTCAATGCCATTGTTGACACGACCCTCACCGCTGGCGATCAGATCATCCGCGTGGAGATCGAGAGCTAATCCGCCTTCTTTAGGCGTAATAGAACCCCTGGGGCTTGCCCCCAGGGGTTTTATGTTTTATAAATATCTATAGCGCTGGTTGCGCTATGATATCCACGCGGCGACTTGCCGTGATTGGAAAGATAGGAGAGAACAGTGGCAAACCTAGTAGAAATAAGCCCAAAGAAGGCACTTAGCCTTAACGACCTGGCGGATCTCGAAGAGAGATACGGGGCAATTGACCAGATCGACTTTAACAAGTTTACCGTTCTCCGCTACGTCCTTTGGTTGGCGATTCGAAAGAATGAGCCAGAAGTTGATGAGCGAGAAGTCGGCGAACGATTTGACATCAGAAGCATGCAGGAGACCGTGACCAAGGTTCTCCGCGACAGCGGACTTCTCCCAGAAGAGCCCACCGATGGTGAGCAAGTGGGAAAAGCACCAAGTCGGGCGTAGGTTGGTCAGATATCGATTGGGGTGTGATTATGGGATCGTACGCTGACGCATTTGGCTATACGCCGAGTGACTTCATGCGTATGACCCTCCCCCAGATCGCCTCATTCAGCAGATACATGGAAGAGCGCGACAAGAAGTTCAAGTCAAAGACCGACGACAGAGCGGCTGGCGGCAAGAGAATCCTCAGCGCGCCCGACAAGGAATCATCCATTGACGCTCTTGTTATGCAGTTTGGATCTCCAGAAGCCAAGCAATCGCTAGTTCGAGACCGAATTGAGAAAATGCGCAATAGGGCGGCGGAGAGAGATAAGTAAATGTCTGACAAAGACTACGATGCTTTTTTTGGCGCTGATGATGTAGGCACAAACTATAAGGAATCAGCTAATCTTCGCGAAGAAGGCTACGTAGAGCAGCTTCTAACCACCCTAAACTACGGCAATAGACTCTCGGGTGACGATGAGATAGACGTTGCGTCTGCGTTTAATATGATGAGGCCGGTAGACGCCGAACGCCTTGCGCACAGAATTTTGCTTGGCGACAAGTCAGCACTTGTTAGCTCAATTCCTGCAGTACAAGATGGACTCAATACCGTTAGGCGAGTGTCTGAGGCAATGGGCCCAAGCTGGGATCAGGAAAGAAAAATTACCCTTGAGGTAGTTCGCAGTTCTATTAATGAAAAGATATCAAAGCAAAACAAAGCATCTGGAAAATCAAAAGATCCGTATGTAGATCAGATCACTAAGCGAATTGGTAAAAGGGTTGCAGAAAGAAAACTTTCTACAAAAAACCCTCAGCAGATTCTTGACGCGCTCTATCGAGAGCTCGCATCTACCAGTGGCCTGAATCCGTATCAAAGATACAAGCTTCTTGGCGCCGTTGGCAGGGGCCCCCTCGGAAAAGCAGACGCAAAGTCAAGGGGCTTTAACTCCGCAATGCTTGATCTTGTTAAGAAAAACGGAGTTCAGGGAGTAAGGGCGGCTGCATCGATACTCTCCCTTCTCGGGGGCAAGGGCATGGAAGGTTTGAGGTTTGATAAAAAAGGAAATCCAACAAACCTTAGATCTCTTATTCAAGGAACCGGAAAAGATGTTTCGATTCCTGGATCTGTTCAAGGACTCATCAAGGATGACTTGACGGTTATTTCAAGAGAGGCTGCCAGGCTGATGGCTGCCGACAGAAGGATGACTGCAGAAAAGGCCCTTTCTCAAGCGCTTCAAAATATTCGCGAAGGGAAGGCCCTTACCGTAAAAAGGCAAGTCACCGTAAAGGCAACCGGCAAGAGGGTAATGGTTGGTGGCGATGCAAGAAAAAAGAGACAGATGTGGATCAGCGGGAAGGCCCCGATTAGTATTCCGGATACGGCAAACGGAATAAGGCAATTTGAGGATGCGCTTTCTAGGGGCCTTAGCGACAGGTCCGGTTTTGCGTCTGCGTTTGTTTCTGCAATTGCGTCCTCTAAGTCCACAGCGTCAAACATACGATCCCTTGCAAAGCAGCGACAAGCAGCTGCAAGGCAGAAAATTGCAAGAAAAGAAACATCGGCAAAAAGGGTATCTGCGGCAACTTCAAGGATTAAGGACCCATTTGCAGCTCTTGCTAATTTTCAGGATTTTGAAGGGGCTGTTCACAAAAGCCCGATAAGGGCCTACGCGGCAATCAGAAAAGACCTTGACTACTATAAGCGACTGCTTTCTCAGAACGGACCAGATTTTTTCAACAGCTTTGAGGGGCAGGCGATAGTTGGAAGGGTTCAAGGTCACCTTTCGCTTCTTAGGGCACTTAGCGATTCATTTGGATCAAAAGAATACAGGAACCTCACAAGCAAGGAGCGAGGGGCCGCATGGTTTGCGACGGGGGACCCGGATCTTAAACGAGCAGTAACGCTCGTAAAGGAAAGAAGAAAGAATCTCAGTCAGGACGATAAGAATCTCCTGTTCACCGTAGCGTCTCTTGCTGGCACCTCAAAGACCAGGGGCTTGATGCCAATGGTTCAAATGGCAGAAGACATTGCAAGCGGAAAGCTGCAATTCAGAACGCCAAGAGAAAAGATGACTACAGAGCAGTTGATTCAAAGAGACGCCCCAAAGTTCAGGGCTGGTCTAAAGAAATACAACGAAAGAACAAGCAAACTCTTTGAAGCGATTAAAAAGGGAAAGTTTGACGAAAAGATTGTTAACCATCTTGGATCTGAAGAGACCCCTCTTAATGTTTCTGAATACGATTTTATCATTCAGCGCTCCGGTGGAAGATTTGCTGGAAAAGTAAGAAATCAATTCCTCAGGGGAGATAAAAACGCAACCTCACGCAGGAAGATACTTGAAGAGGCCGCTGGCAAGCTTGTTGACAACTACAAGAAAGCCATTGCAACGGCAACTTCATCTCCTGGAATTCAGTCAACAGAAGCTGCAAGGGCGGCCGGTCTTGAGTTGACAAGGGTTTTGCCGTCGCTCCATAGGGCATATTTGACGCTAGGCGGCGAGGATGGGGTAATACTTACGGGCAGATCTTCAAGGGAAATAAGGTCTAGCGCAATTGCCAAGCCTGCCGTCATAGTAAAGCAATCCGGAAGCTTCCTTGCAAGCAGTCCTGCCTTTATGGGCGCATTCCTTTCAAGGTTTATGCCAAAAGTTACAGAAGAAAGGTACTCAACAAGTCTTATCGGACCAAATCCTGAATTTGCAAAGTACAAAAAAGAAATTCTGGACCCGATGAGAAAAAAGCGTGGAATTGCAGAGCTGCAAAAAGAAGAAAAAAGACTTGGTAAAATCAGCGAAACCCTTAAAAGAAAACTTGCGCTTATTGAAAGAAGACCAGCAGGAACAGAGAGCGCAAGAAAACAGAAAGAAGCAGCAATTGCGCTTATCACAAAAGAGTCAGAGCAGCACAGGCAAAAAGTTATAGCCCTTGGTCGTAAAATTGAAAAAACAGGATACACCGCGGCTCTAAAAAACGCACCCCCTGCATTTCTTACCGAACAAATTCCGTCCTCTAAGCCAACTGTAAAAGGGACGTTTGCAAGGCTTGCCGTTCTTCTTTCTGGCGAAGGAGCAAAATACGGTCTTTATGGAACAAGGGAAGGAAAGCAGTTCCAGAGAATGCAAGCGCAGGGTGATGTCTCTGTCGCAACAGGAGCCGCAAACCAGGCCCTACAGCAGCTTGCTGCCGACATTGCTGCAAACATAAGCCCAGCTGCAAGAAAGGAAATAGCAAAGCAAGAGCGAGCAGATGCAAGGGCGGCAAAGAAGGCTGAGGCTACCGCTGCTGCCGTCGATCAGTCCGCTGCCGCAATTGCAACAGCCGCAGGCGAGTCTGTTGTTAAAGAGGCTAAGAAGGGCAGAGCTGCCACCGGAACAAGAGCGGCTGCTGCAACTAGGGCGGCGCAAGAGGCTGCAGTTCCAGCCATTGCTGCTGGCGGTGCTGGCGGCGGCGGTGGCGGGCGAAGAGGGAGAAGGACTGCGGTAGCCCCCGGCGGACAGCCTGCTGGCGTTCCGCCAATTGGTGGTAAAAACGTATCGTCAATGAACAAGAACGCGGCTGCGATGGCGCAGCTATTTGGCGCACTTTCTACAATTGCACCGGTATCCCCTAAGAAGCTGAGCGATCTAAGGGCGACAATCCGCGGACTTGCCGAAATGATGGCAGAGCTCCGTGGTATTTCCGGTGGAAAGATTACAACCAAGGGACTCGCTGCGGCCCTTGGAAGGCAGGCGGCAGTGGCCACGCCAATAATGGCAGCTGGGGCTGGCGGTGCGGGTGTTGGTAGGGGGGCGACGGGAACTGGCGGTGGAGGTGGCGGCGGCGGAGGCAGTGGAAGATTCCTACCAGGATTTATGCCTGTTGGCGGACAAGAGATTAGGAATGCAGAAAAAGAAGCCGCACGCGGTATTGAGCGACAATCTGGAATTCTTGGAAGATTTGTTGATCAGATAAAATTCGGATTTAGCCAGCAGATAGTTGGTCAGATCAGCCAGGGCGTTGGTTCGCTCCTGTCGCACCTCCAGGGCGGAATTATTGGATTCAATGCACAGCTCGAAAACTCTGCGGTTGCATTCCAGACACTGTTTGAAAACGAGCAGAAGGCAATGGGAGCAACGAATGTTGATATTACCAAGGCATCAGATCAGGCAGATACACTTGTAAAGTCTATTCAGCAGTTTGCAAACGTAACGCCGTTCAGATTCCCTGAACTTGTTGAATCAGCAAGAAGGATGCGCGCGTTCGGTTTCGAAACAAAAGAAATCATGCCAAATCTTCAAATTATTGGTGACGCTGTTGCGGCGCTTGGCGGAGAAGACGACAAGCTAAACCGAATCACTTATGCACTTGGGCAGATGAAGCAATCTGGTCGCGTATACCAAAACGACATGATGCAGCTGGCAAACGCAGGTATTGCTGGATACGAGCTCCTTTCAAAGGCCGTCATGAAACAGATGGTCCAACAGGGAGAGGCAACAATAAGCTACTATGACTCCGTAAAAAAGCGAACCGTAACAATCACTAAAGAGATGCTCACCTCAACAGACAGGGACGCAAAGCTTGCAGCAGAATCTGCCCTTAATGCGCAGGTCAACAGGTTTGTAAAGCTTGGCAAGGAGGGCGCAAGGCAGCAATACGGAATTTCCATGCAAGCGGCAAAGGGCGCTAAGGGAATTTCCAAGGAAACCGTAGATCTTATTTTGAATCAAGGACCGGTTCAGGCAATGCGAGTACTTTCAAAGCGAGGAAAAATTGAAGGAGCCGCAGCTGCAAGAAAGATCCTTGAGGAGATGTCGCTTGTCTTCGGCGGAGGAATGGAGAAGCTCTCAAGGACATTCCAGGGAGCACTTTCTACACTTCAGGACACAAGCCAGTACATGGTTGCGGTCGTTACAAAGCCAATATATGACGGACTTAGAGATGTCATGTATGACATCGGCCTTGTATTCCAGTCAAGGGCCGCAAGAACAGCAACTGCAAACTTTGCCTCACAGTTCAGTGGAATGCTTGATGAAATTGCCCCAACCCTTCAGGCAACAGTTCAAATATTCCAGAAGTTTGGGGAAGGGGTTATCAGGCTTTTCACCGCACTCGGGCAAGGCGGAGGATCTGGCGTATTTGCAGTAATCGGAGACGGAATAAGGGCGATATCCGAGCTGATGAGGATAGACTTTGTCAGGGCCGCCGCGGTTGCGGCGCTTGCAATGAGGGGAATTGCCCTGGCGTTCAACACAAACCCAATTCTTCTTGGTATAACAGCCGTGATCGCTGCATTCGGCGTGCTCTCAAAGGAATATGCTCAAAACAGCGCGTTCAGAGGAGTAGTTGACAACTTTGCGGTTCCAATGCAGGGGCTTGTTCGCGAAGTTCAGTCCAAGCTTGTTCCTGCCCTTCAATCCCTTGCGTCAGGTGCTGGCGGTGCGTTCTTCGCTGAGCTGATCACTGGAATTACGCTTGTAATGCCGCTAATAAGCGTATTTATACGGCTGCTGAACATCTTCCTTGAGCTCCTTACAAGTATACCATTTGCAGTAGAGGCAATTGGGGCTTCTCTTGCGATTTTGGCAACCGGTAAGCTTTTTGGAAAACTTCTTTTTGGTTCCGCTGCAAAATTTGGTCCCGCAGGAGAGCTTATCAAGGCACCTTCTGGCGGTGCACTTGGAGGCCTCCAGAAGCTCTTTGGCTCACTTGGTGCGTTTAGCGCAGGAACTGTTGCCTCCAGACAGGCATATCAGATGGGCGCTCCGCTTGCCAACAAGGCAAGAACTGCGGCTGGTGAACTTAAGATTCAAAAAGTGGTCATGCAGAAGGTTGTTGACCAGACCGGAAACGCTTTCAGCCCCGTTCAAAGACAAAATATTTCAGCAACAGTTGCAGCAGCGCAGGCGCAAGTTTCCGCAACAGCACAGACGGCGCAGGGCGTAAGGAACCTTTCTGGGGTCGGTGGATCAAGACTTATTGGGGTTGCGGCACGGCAAGAATACATGTCCGGAGTCAGTGCCCTTGCAACAAGGGATACCCCAATAGCAGCCAGGCTGGCAGGTTTCGGCGCAGACCTTAAGTCTACTGGGGGATTCTTCAGGAATGCAGTAAGCGTCTTCAAGGAAAGTATCTCCACTTTTGCAAGGTCTATTGGCGGTGCCTTTGCGGGGCTTAGAGGAGCTTCTGCTTCGAGGGCTGCGGCAGTTGGATTGGCGGGCGGACCCCTAAGGCCAAGCATAGAGCGCGGAATCGGGGCATACCTCAGCACAAAAGGGGCAAAAAATGTTGTTCAGGATAGTGGTGGATTTGCTAACGCACTAAAGACTGGGGCGGGCGGACTTGCAGCACTAGGAAAGTCCCTGAAAGACGGGCTTGGACTGGTTGGTAAGTCTACCGTTCTTTTGACCGGCTTCTTTGCACTGTTTGACATTTTTGTCAACAAGGCAGATGTTATTAGGACGGCAATTTCATCTATAACATCCGTTATTGGCGGACTAGCTGGATTCCTGCTCGGGGGTCCAATCGGCGCCATCATCGGCTCAATGCTCGGGTCAGCGGCAGGCGGAGTGATATCTGATGCCGTTGGAAGACCGCAATTCCAAGACGGAGAGGTTGCTGGCGAAGGCGTTGAGATGGACATGACCCAGGCACAGATGGAGCAAGAAATCTGGAACAACGCATTGACAGACGGCAAGATGACGTTTGCCGAGATGGTTTCAATTGCCGAACAAATTCCCCTTAAGGTTGACGACATTGTTACGTCATTCAAGGCCCTAAATCCGGAAATCGAATCAATAAATTTCGGAATTAAAGATGTTCTTGCTGCGCTCAATGAGGCTGGCGGTTCGCTTAGCGCAGAAGAGGCGTTCACGAACGCGGCGGCACCTCTTGGCCTAAATACCAAAGAGATGCAGCAGAATATGGTTCTGCTAGACAACATTCAATCAATGATTCAGAAGGTTTACGAAAACAAGCTTGCGTTTGAGTTTAAGACGCCAATCAGAAACGAATCGGGCGGAATAGTAAACAATCAGCTTGCAAATCTTGCCGCAATGAAGGCTCAGGCTGAAATTGTCGCCGCGGTAATGCAGGCTGGCCCGTTCACAAACGTAGACCAACTAAACCAAATGCTAGATACGCTTGCAAGCCGATTTATGGTAAGCAAAGAGCAGGCAGAGCAGTGGAATCTTCTCATCAATGGTGCTGAAGACTCAACTGAAGGCCTTTCAAGGGCAATTGAGAAGCTTAACGAAAAGCTTTCCTTCCTTAAGGCTAAGTTCAACATAGCATCCGGAGCCCTGCAAAACAGAATTCAGGCTCTGTTTGACAAGAGATTCAAAGAGCAGCTTGAGAAGGCAAAAGAGGCGTTCCTTGCAACCCAGGAAGTCATTGTCGAGGGAACGACCTGGAACCTTAAGGCACTTAAGGACGAAATTGAGGAGCAAGAGAAGAAGAATAGACTGCTCGCTGTTGAGAAAAGCCTTCGAGATGCAAATAGAAACATAGAAATGGCACGGCTTGCACTCTACGACGCATCTATTGATCCGCTTGAAGCTGCGGCAAGAATGCGAGAGGCCGAAGAGGCAAAGACTGATGCCGTAAAGCAGGCTGCGCTTGAGAGAAAGAGAATTGCCCTTGACGAGGCAATGGCAAGCGAACCGGTAACCAGGGGACTTGAGGAAATTGACGAGAGGTTTGAGGCGATGAGAATGAAGTTCCAGGAAGAGATGCAAAGAATCATGCTTCTCTTGGAACAAGGAAAAATTACAGGCGCAGAGGCAATTGCGAGAATTAAGGCCCTATACGGTCAATCGTTTGCAAGTATTGGCGACCTTGATGCGGAGCTTGCCGAAGATGCTGCCAATTTTGGGGAGTCATTCTTGGGGTCCTGGACAAAGACAATTGAAAAATTCATCAAGCTTGCAGATAAGATTGCCAAGCTTGTCAAGAAAATCAAGCAGCTGCAAAACTCGCTTAACAACCCCGGAACAGGAGCCAATGACGATGACCCAGGAGGACAGTACACAACTCCGCCTGGGTCTGCTGGAAACGGTACATCAACGCTTGGCGGAAGGCCGTACGACAACTGGAGAGAGCATGGCGTCGGTGCTCAAATGGAAAAGCAGGTTGAGTCAGATGCCGCAGGGATGCAGGTTACCGCAAACAAGATGACTCTCGGTGCCCTAAGGCTGAGATTCATGACACTTTGGAAAGAAGTTCAAGATAGCGCAAAGAAAATGGCGCCAACAGGAATTTCTCCAACGGTTTGGGGGATAACACATTCAAATGCGCTAAAGATGTTCCTTGTTGGCGCTGAGATGAGAAGGCTCTTTGCAACATCGATGAGCGTCGCACCGTCCTCAGCAGATTCTATACAGAAGCAGTTTGAGGTACAGGTCACAAAGCTCAAGTCCACACTTAGCCCGCTTGGGAAGTATAACCCTGTTGCCGGTTTTGCAAGCGGCGGAACTATGATGGGCCCTGGTATATTTAGGGTAGGCGAGGCTGGCACGGAAACAATGCAGGTTACCCCGTATGGTGTCGCCAGGGTGTTCCCAAGGACATATCGACCAATACACGGCATTAGTGCAGCTGGCGGTAGCACATCCGGAGCGGTAAACGCAAGTGTTATAATCAACAACCCAACTGTTAGAAGCGACCAAGACATCAGGAAGCTTGCCGAAGAAGTCTCAAGGGCCCAAAGGTCACTGTTGAGGTCGTCAGGCGTAGGAAGGATCTAAATGGCTTCGGTAAGAGTACTGGTAAAGCTTAAGTACGAAGGAGAGACTGCTGCTTTTTATGACATTAGCGGCCGGGTCGATTATGAAAATCTTTCCTGGGAATCAAACAGCGAAGGCACCAGCGCTAACGCTCGAGTTCCGGTATGGACAATTCTTCCAAAGTCGTCAACCGAAGTATCCGGATACGCTGGGGCAACGTTTGCTGAAAAGTTAAATGCGGCGATAGCGGATGAGTCGTTCTTGATAGAGATTCCAAACAGGGCAGAAATCAGGATTGTTGATGTTGAAACATCTCCAGACACTGCTTTGTTTGCCGGGATTATCACAAGAATATCTAGCAACCGACAGGGCGGAAGCATCATTCAGGATGTTGAGTGCGCCGACAATACCGCAATACTTGAAGAGCACGTTGTTGCCGACTACTATGCCCCAAGAGATTCCAGAGATATTGACGTAATATACGGTGGAACAACCACATACACTTCTTCCGCCTCGCTTCCCTCTGTGGTCGGGCAGATTGACGGGCTCTCGCTCTCGTCTGAGTCTACTGGTGGGAATCTATCCGACGGAACCTACGAGGTTCGAGCTCAGGCAAGAAACTCCACAATGACCGGCAGAGACTCCGCAACGCCTCAGTATGGACCGGTCACAAAGGCGGTTTCACTTGCGCTGTCTGCGGGAACAGGCACACAGAGGCTGAAGATAAAATGGAAAAACCCGGGATCTGCAGACAGCGTCAGGATATATGTAAAAAGAACGTCTGCCTCAGGATCTGGCACGCAGAATGTTGAATATCTAGGCAAGACGGCAAACACACTTACATCGCAAAAGACGATTACTGCGGCAACAAGAACATCCAATGTTGTTGAGATAACAACATCATCAGCACACGGGCTTTCAGTTGAAGACCCGATTGTTGTATCTATTCCGCAAACGCCTGGGTTCTCTGTTGCCCAAACGGACTTTGCCCTTGTCAAAGCTGTTCCAAATAGCACAAAAATCACATACGACAGCGTTGGCGATGACGGCTCTGCGACCATCACTGGCGCGTATCTCACCTCTGGGGGATCAGCGCTTGTCGGATCTCTATCAACCGTTGAATCCCCAACTGTTTTGACGAGCTCATCCGCGAGGGGCTGGGCCGATGGTGAGATATACACGGTTGGCGGAAACAACTACAGGCTTGGTGTTGGGGCAGACAACGTTCGTGGATGGCTGTATCCGATCTCAGTCTTTGGTGGGCTTTTCGATAACTCATGGGTTAGCGAAATCGGACTCGACACCAGCACGTACGTTGAGGCCGTGGACACACAGTACAGGTTTAGTCCCTACTTCCAGGAGAGCGACACGCCAAATGCCGAGCAGTATGGCGGACGAACGATTAGAAACATACTCGACTATATCTCCGAAAAGACTGGAGCCGAGTACTGGGTTGACAAGGGGTCGTTTGACGGGGGTGGCGCCTATTCTTGCAGGCTTCACTATCGTGCAAAAACACCAAAAGAGCTTGTCGTTAACGGGCTTTACGACGGGAATATCGACGGCTGGACCACCGCCTCAGGGTTTACAATTGGATCTTCAACGAGCGGCCCGTACGGGGCTGGGTACACGGTTACAAGCAGCACCTCGGGAACAGCGATATCAACAGCATCTGCAAACAGAATTCCGGTGGTCCATAACGAAGATTATTTTATCTCTGTTCGCGCCAAGGCAAGCAATCACGTTAACAGGCTTGATGCCCACTACGCGTTTTATGACGCTTCAGGAACAGAGATATCAAGACACTCGATTGGAAACCTATATGCAGCTGGTCAGTGGGAGAAGCTTTGGAAAGTTGCACATGTATCAAATTCATCCGCGGCGTATATTGGATTGGTCGGTGAGTGCACAAGCAGCCAGAGCGGATCGGTAAGCTTCACTGACTGGAGCGTAATCAAGATCACTGGGGCTATGGGCTATGGGGACTTTGAGGATTTAAATACGTACACCATTCCGATCTATGAAATGGAGGTGCCAAGCAGCCCAGTAGAGTCCGGAAACACTGCTAACAGGCTGCACCTCTATGCCGTGTTTAGGACAAGAGACTCAAGCGGAAACAAAGTTGCACTAACGGATACGAGCGGCAATCCAGTTCAGTATGTCGACTACGACTTTGTGCCAGGAATCTGGGCGACAAACGGAAAAATTGTAGAGGCGGCAATTACCGACGAAAGGGTAGAAACGCTTGCCGACGCAGAGCTTTCTGCCGAGGGGTACTGGAAAGAAAACGGGCTGCCTATAGAGTCATACACGTTTGAGATGAGGCCGAGAAACGCGTCCGACTCAGTGTATCCAGTTCCTGAAGTTGGAGACGTGATTCCATTTATATGGAATACGATGGAAATTGCAAAACCAATGATCGTAAAATCTGTTGCCGCAAAAATGCTTGGCATGGATATCGTCTATACAATAACCGTAGGTGGCGATGTAAGGCTGCAGAGAAGCGCTTTTATCAGGCTTAGCGAGAGAATCAGGGAAATTGATGATGTAAATCCGGTCCCTCCAACGCCAGATATTCCTTCGGATTTAACTGTTTCCGCAAACGACAAATCTGTTGCTGTTTCCTGGTCTTTTGATGAGACTAGGGAAGTAAACAAAAAACTCGCCTCATTTGAAATTCAGCGGCAAGACGCGATATTTAGGGCAATCTCTGAGATTTCAAGAAGCGGGTCGACAGTAACTGTTACAACTGCCGTAAATCATGGCCTTGTAGTCAGTGACGTAATAAGAATTGACCTTGAGCCAACAGCAACCAACATCATGGCGCTTGAGGGCCAGTGGTCTGTCGCCTCAACGACAACAACAAGCTTTACGTTTGCATCGCTTACAAGCGGAACAATTTCAACCACAAGCGTCAGCGGCTACGTCTATTACAATTTTACAGACTTTAGAACTGTTCAAAATACAAAAGCAACATATGTAAACGACGGCGGGCTAACAAACGCCCTTCAGTATCGCTATAAGGTACGCTCACTCTCAAGCGACCTTACTGCAAGCTCGTTTACTGAAGTAAGCAGTCCAACAGAGCCAAACGAGCCGACGGTTACAGTTGCGGACGGGTCAATTACTGCGGAAAAGCTTGTATCAAGCCTCAAGGCGATAGAGATATTCAGCGGCCCGACGCTTCCGACCCTCCCGAGCGCCTCGTACACCGAAGGAACAATCGTTTACCACCTTGGCGGAACACCTCCAGGGCTGAGAAAGGTTGGCGTTGGCGGGGCGTGGGAAAACGCAATCGGGTCATCGGATGTCGTTGCAAACAGCATCACCGCAGGGCTTATTTCGACCGCAGGGCTGGACGCCTCGGTCATAAAGTCCGGCGCCCTGGTTATTGACTCAAGATTTGGAGTCGGTAATCTTCGGGATGTTTCCCATAAGGCTCAGTCGGGAACGACTGCAACGCTTACAACGACAGCCAATCACGGGTACTCTTCGGGAAATATCGTAAAGATAACAGAGGTCGGCGCTCCGTTCAACGGAACATTTACAATCCTTGCAAGCCCAGCGCCCACTGCAACTAAGTTTTCATACACTGTCGGGACAAGCGCAACTGTTGCGGAGACAGAGGTTCTGCCATACGGGGCCTCTCTGGTCAATAGCGGAACAAATGCAATTACCTCAACGTATTTTACCGTCAGTAACACTGGGCAGATTACCGCTACAAGCGCCAACATTAGCGGGGCCATTACTGCAACATCTGGAAGTTTTACCGGTGAAATTACTGCGGGCTCAGGAACAATCGGCGGATTTGACATCAATGCCTCATCGCTGACTGCCGGGTCTGGTTCAAGCGCGGTTGGAATGGCACCAGGGACGTTCCCATTCTTTGCTGGCAACGCAACCGCCGCATCTGCCCCGTTCAGGGTAAGCGCCGCTGGTGCCGTAACTGCATCGAGTGTCACTATTACAGGTGGCAGCATTACCGGTACATCTCTTAATATCACTGCTGCGGCAACATTTCAAAACAGGAGTTCCGACGGGACACTTTCGCCAGCTGTCGTGACAAAGGGGGACGGTACCCAGGGCGATGTCGCCGCAGCCAGCGGAGGAATTTTACACCTCGGGGCGACATCAGCTGCTTCCGCAGGGGCAGGTGGAACATTCACTTCAAGACTTCAGCTTGAAAACGGATTTGCCAACTTTAGAGGTAGTGTTGTTGAAGCCAAACGATTTGATGTCTACGAGTCGGATGCTGACGTTAGCGACGGCACGCGCCGAGGAACGATTCGCGGAAGCGACACCGTTGCTGGTCGTATCGTCGTTGAAAACACTGCTGGGTCTGGAAATGTGATCCTTTATGTTGATGGAGACATAGAGACAGTAAATAATGGGAGCATAACTGGAAACTCATTTCTTCAAACAAACGGCGTTAATACTGGGGATTTAGTCGGAGAGACTTATTCCGTGGGAAGTGGTCTAAATGGAATGTACGTATCGTCTGGCGGCGCTACGGCCATTAGAAGGACAAGCCTTACTGCCTCAGAACATGTTCTTCAGATAGTCAGGGGCTGGACGGGTTCTGCAACTACCGCTGTGAGGGCTATAGAATTTGCCAGATTTGCCGGAAACACCGGGGCGTCAGTGGTGGAAACTAGAGGCGGTATAAACATGGTCGGGGCAGGAAGTTCCCCTGTATTCACTACAGCGTCTGACTATAGGCTAAAGTCAAACATAAGAAATGCAGAAGAAGAAATTGATTTTACATATATCATTAAGAACATACAGCCAAGACTTTATACCTATATGGACTCTGATGAAAATGTACTCGGCTTCGTTGCCCACGAGCTTCAGCCCCACATTCCTATTGCCGTAACTGGATACAAGGATCAGGTTGACGAAAACGGAGATCCTGTGTATCAAGAGGTAATGGCGGGGAATACGCTTATTTACGTTATTGGGGCCCTTCGTGAAGCGATCAAAAAGATTGACCTGCTGGAATCTCGAGTCGCAGAACTAGAGGGTTAAGACTGGGCCTTGGCGTCGCAGAACTGGAGGGCTAGAAAAACCAGCCTTGCGCTGGTAAAATGACATAGCCTCAAATGGGGTTCTAGTTAGGGGGTTTCAGATGAAGCTTAAGGTTAAGTCTCAGCTGGACCACGAGGAAAAGGGCGGAATTCTGGACGACTGCGGTCCATCCAGCGTCGCCGCTGCTGTTTCCTGGGTCTATCAATATGCTCCTGGCAAGGATTTCTCTGCCGCGGACGGAATCAAGGCAAAGGAGTCCGCAACCGGCCACAAGGACAAGCAGGGTGTATCCGACAACGGATCGTCCCTTGGCGACCTTATCAAGACCGCCAAGCAGCTTGGTGCAAATGCCCGATGGGCAAAGGATTGGGCCGATGTCGTGAATAGCTGCAAGAAGGGCGCCGCGCTTGCCGTGTGGGTGCAGCAGCCGATTGGCTACCCGAAGGAAGTCGAAGTAAGCGCCTGGCATGCTGGCTGGGCGAGATACTGGGCAAAGAAGGACAAGTCGCACATCACCGCTGGCTATGGTCATATGACCTGCGCTGCGTGGGACCCCGTAGAGGGCTGGATGTGGGCGTGCCCAACGCGTTCAGGCAAGGGCAAGGAGCAGTTTGCGGTCAACGTGACCGAGGCGCAGCTCAAGGCTATTGCGGACTCCAAGAGGGTCTCCGGAGAGCACAACGCCCCGCCCTTCAAGCATGTCATCATCATTGAGAAGAAGTAGAGAGGATTTTGAATAATGATTAAGAGCGCAATTATTTGGATTAAAGACAACACCGGAATCGACGAGATGCTCCTGGAGGCCGCCCGTGCCTTTATCGCAACCTCGATTGCCGTTGCTCTTGGTCTTGGCATCCCGCTTCTTGACATCAGCGGCGGCGACTTCCGAACGGTTGTTTCAGCTGGTCTGGCAGCGTGCCTACAGGTTATCGTCCGCGCCCTCAACCCAGAGGACGGAAAGTTTGGGGTAGGCAAGGCGAAGGCCGTTGCAGCCGAGAAGGCTTCCACGTCCCACATTCAGGGAACTGCTATCGATACCGACGGAGACGGAATCGCTGACGAGCTTGCAGGGAGCCTCGCCAATGAGGCTTATGGCTCGCTTGACGACGAGGAAGACACCAAGCCGCGAGTCTGATATACTCGTTCCACGGCCAAATGGCCGAGAAAGGGACGGTAATTGACATGGCAGCAACTAAGAAGACAAAGAAGCCAGCAGCAAAAAAGGCTTCTCCATCGAAGAAGGCAGCGCCAAAGGCACCAAAGCCCAAGGCAAAGAAGGGCCTACTAGCCCGAATCTTCTCTCGATAATATAGAAGACCCCCAGGGGAAACCCTGGGGGTCTTTCTTTATCCACACGTATGTTGAAAACTTTTCGTCTATTTGTTATGATCATTTTACTTGGCCTGTATGCCAAGGTAAAGGTTGAAGGAGATGGAAATGTCAGTTAGTGACATGCTAGATGAAATGCGCAAGGACTCCGCAAAGAAGGGCCCATCGTGCGCAATCGGCTTGACGTACACGCGTCTTGCCGTTCAAGAGCAAACCGCCTTCAAGGAGGCGATGAAAGACGAAACGATTCAGTCGACTGCGATCGCTCGCTGGCTGGGTCAGAAAGGATATTCCGTGAAGCCGCATACGATGTCTCGGCATCGTCGCGGTCAGTGCGGGTGTGAACGATGAGCGAAGAATTTGAAAAAATACTCGCGGTTCAGCGAGATATGGAAAACGCAAAAAAGCCAAGGCGACAACACCCAGAAGGGTGGGAGCCAGGCGTGCAGTGGAACGGCAACGAGGGGACTGTTACGACCACTGGAATGCCAGCAGAAAATGCACCAGACTGGGCAACGGTTCTTAGAGTTTGGGGTCTTGACCCTGAACACTTTGAGGTTGTTGAGCCAGTGCTATTCAATGTCTGGGGAGACACGCTTGGCGTATTGAATCGACAATGGAAGGGCAAGGTTGTCCGAAAGGTCGCCTCGATGGGCTCAGATGTCCAGGAGATGGTTGAGGAGATTAAGAAGCACAAGTTCTCCAGGCCAGAGGTTTCATCAGACGGTAGCGCAATGATTGTCGCGATATCAGACCTGCAGCTCGGCAAGGGCGAAAACGGCGGAAGCGTCAAGATTGTTGAACGATTCCTTGCTGGGATTAATGAGGTTGAAAATCGCTGGAAGGAACTAAGGAAGTTTGGCAGGCCGCTATCACGTTTAGTTGTTGTTGGCCTCGGTGACATCATCGAGAACTGCGACGGGCACTACGACATGCAGGCGTTCCAGGCAGACCTTGATCGTCGAGAGCAAATTACGGTTGCCCGAAGGCTGGTTACGAAGGCCATTATGCAGTGGTCTAAGTTTGCCCCAGAGGTGATCGTTGCTTGCGTGCCTGGGAACCATGGTGAAAACAGGCGAGGCGGTAAGGCGTTTACAACCTTTGGAGACAATGACGACGTTGCCGTGTTTGAGCAGGTGGCAGAGATTCTTTCCGCCAATCCAGACGCATTTGGACACGTCAAGTTTGTGATTCCAAAGAATGACTTGACCCTGACGCTTGACGTCTACGGGACGGTGGTTGGGCTTGCCCACGGGCATCAGGCTCGACGAGGCGGCAGCAATGCAGTAGGAAAAGTGGAGAATTGGTGGGCAAAGCAGGCTCTTGGCATGCAGCCTGTATCCGATGCCACGCTTCTCTTGACGGGCCACTACCATCACCTTGCGATGTCAACGCATGGTGCAAGAACGCATATCCAGGCCCCAAGCCTTGATGGTGGCTCTCAGTGGTATAAGGAAGTTGCTGGAGTTGACGCCCCGACTGGGATTCTTACCTTGGTGGTAGATTCAAACGGTTGGGACGATATGAAGGTTTTGCGCTGTAAACTGAATTAACGCTCGACCCTCTCTGCGCGAACAAGAAGATGGTGGCGGACTGCCTCAAAGTCAATCGCGATGACGCGAAACTCGTAGGAGTCCGCCACCATTCTGTCATTTAGCTTCGGTCGTTCCCTGCCCTCCAGGTATGGAGTCCAGAATCGATATACCTGCCTTGCCGCTGGGCCAGTTGGATTGGCGTACTCTCGGCTTCCATCCTCTCGGAGCGACTGGTAGTGGCACTTCTTTACCCAGATGATTTCATCTGTGGTTACTGGTGTGCCTGTCGCGTCTTGTGTCGTCATGCCCTTGCGCTTGAGGGTGACGGTTGTCATCGCCCCTGGGATCATCGAATAGACACCGCAATATACTGATCAAGGATTGCTGCAGCCGTTGGTGGTATTGCCAGTGCAGACTGCTTCCCTGGGGCAACCTGCGGAAGCCTTTCCATTGTTGTGTCGCCAACCGTAAGCCTTGTCAATTGGCCCATTCCGGTCTGATAGAGCGCGTCCCTTGAGGCGAGGTCTATGGCGATCAGCGCAGTCGCGTCTTTGATCTCCTGAGGCGTCACGGTGTATCCGTGGGTATAGTTGATCTTGGCTACCGGATCGATAAGCCCAAGAGCAACAATTGCCGGGAATAGGGAGTAGGTTACGTTCGCCAGGCTTGTCACTTCAACATAGTTTTGACTTGTGTTTATGAACAGGTCTGAAAGGTTGAAAGTGGCCTTTTGCTGATTGCTAACAAATACCTCAAATGAATTGACGGCAATGATTGGCCTGGAGTACGGAAACACCCTTCTTGTCTCCTGGTTCCACTTGTGCTGCTCAACTGTGGTCTTGTATCTGAATGAGAACCCGCAGTATCCGTCAACCATCCTGGAGGCGACGCCAACCAGCTTTTCAAGCCTGTTGTCGCTCGAGTCGCTTCCATCTGGCAGGGAGAGTGCCCCAAGCTCGTATTCTCGGAGCTCAGCAACCGTCACATAGCCAGTGTCAACGCCCTGATACGGACTTGACCAGGCGCCGTTGTTCGAGCTCCCAGTCAGTCGCCATACGTACCAGTAGCCATAAGGTGAATCGCTGTCCGAATATGAGTACGTACCGATCTTGGCGTCAAGCGTTATTACGGTGCCAAGATTGGAAAACGCTCCGGTCTGGGTGCTTGCGTCGGCCTGGGACGCGGCCTTACCGATTTGAATCCCTGTATATGTTGCGGCTGCGGTAGCTGGATTCGGGACAGATACGTTCACTCTTATCATTTTCACATCCTAAAACAATGGGGCCCGCATTGCACTAAAAAAGTGTCTGCGAGCCCCATTGAAGCTAGATTGATTACTCGGACTTGCCGAAAACCTTTTCAAGCTCGGCCTTTTGGGCGGCCGAAAGCTCCTGCTTCGGAGCTGCCGGTGCATCAGTCTCGACCGTGCAGCCCTGGGCAACAGCCTGGACTAGGTACTTAGCCTTAATGCGCGCAACACCCTCGTGGAAACGGGCAACGGTGCCGTCTCCAAAAACAAGCGAAGAAAGACCGCTGTGGTTTCGTACGCGAACTACCTCGTCGTCTGAAACCGCAGCCTTAGCTGCGGTTACGGCCTTCTGGGCAACTGCATTTACATCAACCGTTGGTGTTTCCTTCTTAACGTCGTCAAACATTTATTGCTCCTTCGCTTCCGGGGCCCCAGGAATTAATCCTGGGGCCCCAGTTGCAATACTTACGGATTAGACCGTAACGCGAACCTTCGCCTGGAACTGTGGAGCCTTGTTTGCAAACCCGAACATCACATACATGATGTAGAGGCGCGTAAGGGCACCGTTCACGCCGATCGGAATCTCGAGCGTCGTGATTGAGTCGGAGCCAAGGTATGGCATCGACCAGCCAGCCTCGTCCACCACGTACATATCGCGGTAGTCGGTGCCGGAAATTGCGTATGAACCAATGGCATCGCCAGGAACGGCAAGGATTGGCAGTGAGCCAGCAGCCGTCACGACGGAACCGAAGGTTGCACCAGCAGCCTGCTCCGTCTGCGAAGGCGCATTGTAACGAACGAGGTTTGTAAGCTCATTCACAAGGCCTGCGTAGTCGGTTGGGGTGCAGATGACGGCCGACGGAGCGCCACCGTTGTCCAGGACGCCAGCGACAGCGGTATTGATGGTTGAAAGGTACGAAGCCGTGCCCTTCCCAACAATCTCGTTGCCAGCTGAAGCAGCCGTACCAAGAAGCTTGCGGAGGCCATCGAACGAGTTGGCGTCATAAGCACCAAGCTCGGTTGCTGCGCCCGCGCTCGCGGTAACGGTTGCGTTGCCCTGGAACAGGGTCTTCTGAAGCTTGTGCGCAATGGCGGTTACGCCGCTGCCAAGCTCCTGCGAAAGGCCATTGAACGGCGAGCCGCCCTGACCAAGCGCGAACTGATTCTTAAGCGTGATACCACGGCGGGTCGCAAGAACGGCCACATTGGTCGTCTGGCGAGCATACGTCGAGTTATCGTCGGTTACAGTGCCGGTCTCCGTCTGGAAGACTGCATCACCGTAAGCGGTCTGCTGATTGAACGCGTGCACGAGGCCGTTTGCAGGCTCCTTGCGGATGCGGTCAAAGAATGGGAACTTCTTAACGAACAGGCTGTAAAGGATTGGCTCGAGGTCCTGGCGGATAAGCGCCGAACCACCGCTGCTGTCAAGTGCCTTTGCAATCTGTGGGTTCGACAACGCAAGCTGGTTAAGGACACCGGCATCAGCCTGCTTCCCAACTTCTCGCGAGGCCTGAACATCAAGCATCTCGTTGAGTTCCGATGCGCTCATCTTCGAGAACTTCTTGCGAAGTTCGCGCTGAACGGCATAGGCCTCAGCAGGATCAAAATCGGACTTCTTCTCGACATCGAGATCTCGGCCGATCGGAGCGCCGTTGAGGGACTCTAGGCCCTTCGCGACGTCATCCAACTTCTCTCGTACTTCAGACATTTTTACTCCTCGTCTTGCGCCTCAAGGACGCGCTGAACATATGGGCTCAACCAAGGCGCGCGCTCTGCGGCCTTGACGTTGACCTTCTGTGAATTCCTGTCGACGAACTTTCGACCGATCCCAAGATCGCTAATGCGATCAATAAGATCGAGCGCTTTCGCAAGATCTTCTTCGACCTTGGCCTTCGACTCAAGGAGCTCGGTCACTTTTGCCGCGAGGGCGGTAACCTCCTCCTGAGCAGCATTGGCTGCATCGAGAGCTGACTTCGCGATCGACTCCACTTCCTCAAAGGAAGAGGCCTCGGTCTCGACACTAATAACAACCGCCTCGGCCACTTCGGGCTGTACGGATGATTCATCGGCAATGGACTTTTCGGCGTCGCCGGTAACGAGCTCAGCGCCGAGCTCTTGCAGGGCCTCGACATTGGCGTCGACAGGCTCCTCCTCAACGACTTCCTTCTCGTCCTCTACCTTCTCAGTAACTTCGCCATCGGCCACATCTTCGGCAGAAGCCTTGATTTCATCAAGCTTCTCCTCTGAGTCCGCGGCTGCCGCATCCGGAGCGGAGGGAGCAACAGATGCGGCAGCTGGCTGCTTCTCTTCAGAATCCGTGCTGACCGTAACGGTCACGCGGGTCTTCTTCTCTAGATCATTGGTCTCGTCCCCGGCGGCGGTCTCAACGACCTCCCCAGCGAAGAGATCCTTCTCGGTCTCTGACATTTCTGTCTCCTCGTCTTCTTCCGCCATAGGGAGCGGATTAATTTTGGTGAGAGCGCTGACCTTTTGGCCAACGAGCATCTCGGTTGCTTCCCAGTTTCCCTCTTCGCCCTCATAAATGCGAACAAGAGCTGCTGGATCTTCTGGTGTGGCTTCAATTGAATACTCTGAACCTTCAGCACCAAGGGTGCCTTCGGTCATAACGTACTCAACAGCGCCGCACATTGTCTCGCCGTCCTCATTTGACCAGAGAACCCAGTCCCCAGCAATGACGGAGCCAGCCTCTGCCTTAGAGGTTACTTCTGTCTCTGACTTCTCTTCTTCGATCACGCCCTCAAGCTCGTCAATATCGACGCTACCAGAGCGGAGGCTCTTTACTGCGTTCTGCAGGTAGGATCTCTGGTTGGCAGGAATGCCAACAACGCTCGCCTCAAGTAGGCGAACCTTCTCAATAAGGATTGACTCGGGCCTGTCTCCTTCGGCAGCCTTGCGACGCGCCTTTTCAACGCGGGCTCCAATGGAGAGACCAAGCTTAACCCCGCGCTTGATTGCGCGATAAGCGCGAAGCGCCTCTGGGTTTTCGTCTTCGTTTACCACCCGAATATTGAGATCGAGGTCATAAACCTCTTCGTTTGTTTCGCTGTCATATCGTCTAACAATCTGGGCATCCGTGGCGGAGCCAAAAAGGTCCTCTGGGACATTGTAATTATGATTGAGGAACACCGTCATATTCTGTCTGGCTGTTTCAGCCATTGTCTTCAGGGCATCCAGCGACATCTCATCGCCATGCAGGTCCCGAATTGTTGAAGAAGTTGTTCCGGTTACATATCGCTCGCCATTTTCAGACTCATAGGCCTTCAGGGCGTTGGTGTAAATTTTAAAGTCCAAGATCAGACCCCCAATTCTTATGGCCGTCGACAGGCCGATCGGAACCCCTGTTAGACATCGGTGTCAGCAGATAGTCCCGTATAAGCACCATCGAATCATCCCCTCTTATATTCATTATTGCAAGACCTTTGCTTCCTACATGAATCTACCATAGCGTGTCAATGACTAGTATTTACGGTCTATGTATAATTGCCGCATGTGTGAAGATACGGCAGTCAAGTGCCGGTTGTGCTTAGAGCTAAACGACGCTGAGGGCGGTATTCTCGATATCGTGCTGGCTATACGGCGCATCCAGAAGACCCTGGCGCCAGTCATGAGAAGATACGAGGAGATACATCGGGCGCATCCGAGGTGCGCCCTATGCACAATAATGGTCGGTGAGGACCATATGGAGCAAGACCTTATTCCAGAGCCAATGGTCCCCAGAGCAAAGGGTCAAAAAAGATACTCCGTTTGTAAGCAGTGCCACAAGGTGCTTTCAAGGGTTAAACGAAGCGTTCCCCAGCAGATCAAATACCAGCGCCATGTCGAAGAAGAACTCACAAGGCTGGAACATGTTAACGACAAGGAGTACGATGGCTTCTGGGAAACTTTCCGAAAGGAAAACCCATTTGATATGGAAGATTATGCAGGGCTCGAGATGGCCATGGTTGCGATTGGCTCAAACACTGAGTCCGAAGGCGACGAGGAAGGCGAAAAGTAGTGCTTGACATTAGCGAGAGCATCGAGCTGCAGTTTGAAGACGGCAAGTTCGTTGTGCCAAAATGGTGGGGAAGGCTTCCTTCATTTAAAGGAGTTGGTATAGTTGACGGAGTGCGACTTATACCTTTTAATTACACAGAAGCTAGACAGATTGTCAACAAGGACCTTGATGGCATGGCTGTTTCTAATGCGATAAGGTCCTGGAGAACAAGAAAGCCGAAGGAGCAAGACTCGTGGTAATGATGCCGTGGGAGCGCGTAAAGCGCCAAGTTGAAAGCACGCAAGCAGAAGCTGATGTTCAAGCAATAAAGGATGCAATCCTTATTCCAAATTACGACTCGCAGCCTTACGCGCGAGGCGCTGGCAAGGGTACTGTGCAGAAGCGTTCAGTTAATCAGCTTCGCAAGTGGTCCCGAACAAACCCATGGATTAGATCTGCAATTAATCTTCGCAGGCAGCAGATCAGCCGCGCAAAGTGGGACATTGTCAGCATTGATGGCAACGGTGAAGTCAACGAAGCAAACGTAAAGACGATTAAGGATCTTTTGCGAGATCCAAATACGCGTCTTGATTCGTGGAGGTCATTCATCGAGCCAATCGTTGAGGATATTCTTGTCCTGGATCAGGGCTGCATTGAGAAAGAACATACTGTCGGGGCGCGGGCGGGAAGAAGCGGAAGGCCGGTTAAGAACCTTTGGCCAAAAGATGGTGCAAGAATCGCTTTCGACCCGGACTGGGACGGAACAAACCTAAAGAAGCCGCGATACTTTGAATACGACGAGACCGGAAAGATCATTGCCGAGTACCTGAACGAAGAGATGATTGTCATTGTGGGAAACCGAGTGACGTATTCCCCGCTCGGCCTCTCACCGCTAGAGGTTCTTGCTGAGACCATTGAGGCGGACCTTCGGGCGGCTAAGTACAACAACAACATTGTTGAGCAGGCGACCCCACCGGGAATTATTGATCTTGGCGAAGGCGTTCGCCCTGATCAGGTTGATGCCTTCAAGAACTATTGGGAAGGCGAAATCGCAGGCAAGAGCCAGACCGCGATCACCGGTGGCGGTAAGGGGGTCAAGTGGATTCCTATGGCGCAGTCAAACCGAGACATGCAGTTCATGGAGTGGCAGATCTATCTTGCACGCAAGATCTGCGCAGTCTTCGGCGTTCAGGCGCAAGACATCGGGCTAAACTTTGACGTGAACAAGAGTTCGTCAGAGTACGGCGCGGCGTTCACTGCCGACAACGGCATTGCTCCGCTTTGCGAACTTATTGCGGACTACATCACTAGAGAAGTTGTTTGGCTTTATGACAAGGGCTTGCGATTTGTCTACACTGATGTTGGTCGCGAGTCTGCGCAGACAGTTGCTGACTACTACAAGGCAGCACTTGCCGGACTTCCATGGCTTCGACTCAATGACGCGCTCAAGGAGCGCGGACAGGAAGGCGTTGGGCTGATGGGCGATGAAGTATGGATGCCAAGCCCGCTTGGGTATATGCCAATGAGATATTACGAGCTCTACCTTAAGGGTAAGGTTGGCGATCCCGACGCGCCAGAACAGGAGCCAACACCTGGTGGAGACGTCCCGGATGGCGGGGCCGGAAACAACGGGGCAGGGAGCCAAGAGCCAGATCAGGGCAAAGACCAACTTGAGTCTAAGCCGAATCCTGAAATGAATCCAAATCAGCAACCGTCTAAGAAGAGCGTTGTTCTCGTTGACGCAGAGGCGTTGCTCAGTGACGAGTGCCCTTCACACATCATTGACGCAATAGATGGATTTGTTGAGGGCGGTTCTTCGGTGGTTGCAATCACCTCGACAAAGGGACAAGTTGATTTTGTTAGAAGTCAGCTTGCCGAAGCGGGATTTGACGCCGAGGTTTATGAAAGCAGCTTCCCGACAAGTGCAATTGATTACTTCAAGAGACAGAAGGTCAGCGAGATTATTCGGGCTGGCGCAGCAATCGTTTCCTATTACGACCCATCAGCCGACTCCTCCTACAAGGCTGCTGGCGCAGCAATTCCAAACCTTGGAGATATTGAAGTTGAAAAGGCCGACACAATCAACCTTAATGTTCCTGCAGGAGTAAGGGCAGAAGCGAGACGTGGGCTTGATTGGCGAAAAGAGTTTGGCAGGGGCGGAATTGGACCTGGTCAAGTAACCGCAAGAATGCTCACGGGAAACAAGATGACAATTGCAAGAGTGAAAAAGATGCGCGCATACCTTGCGCGTCACGAAGTAGACAAGAAGGGCGAAGGTTGGGCCCCTGGCCAAAAGGGATTCCCATCTGCCGGGAGAATTGCCTGGGCTCTTTGGGGCGGTGATCCGGGAAAGGCCTGGTCGAATAAGGTGATGAGGTCAGTTGAGGCCAAAGAGCGAAAGCGATAGGCTTCTATGGCAGATAAGTTTTACCACCAGCAGCCATGCTTCTGTATCCCCTGTCGAGTCATGAAAGCGGACGGGGTAAAGCCGCGACCGGTTGCGCAAGAGCAGGATCGTCCAAAGAAGAAAGCCAAGCGATCTAAGAAGGTCTAATGGGGCATAAAGATCCAGTCACGCCAAAGATGAGGAAAGATGTCCTGCAGAGGGACAGGGGTTGCATTGGTCCTCGAGTCGGAATGCACGATGAGTGCGGCAGCCAGTTCGGGTCCGGCGGGCAGATCGTCCTTGAGCTTGACCACGTCTTTAACTCTGGCTTTGGCAAGCGTGGCCCCTCGGAGATGTGGAATCTGGTGACGCTGTGCGGGTGGCATCATAAAATGAAAACAGAATCCTCTCGCAAGTGGCGAGAGGCACTGTATGAATACTTAGAGGGATTTGAATATGATCGAAGTGGAGAGCTTTCCTAGACCAAGATGCGACAATCGCCAGTGCATGGCGAAGTCGGCGGGGATCATCGGCAGGGGCCTGGGTCCTATTGTGAAAAGAGGCAATCGCAAATATCACATTGGGTGCCTACCCAACGTAGGCTTGACCAAGGGTGATATCATCAAGTAAGATGATATCCTGAAAGGAGGGGCATATGTCCAATAAGGGTGCCCTCGGATTGTCTTGCTACGCATGTGGCGGGACGCTCTTTCAGCTACGGCTGAAGGTGTATTTTTGCGCAAACGCGCACTGTAATCCTGGCGGCAGGGTGATGGGTTTAGCGGAGGCCATTGAGGCCCCCGGCTCAAACACCTCAAAGTGTGTCCTAGATAGGTGCACTGTGCACGGCAGGGGAAGGGAAGAAAATGCAGGAAATGGAACTGATGCTGCTCGGTCGGAGCAAGTTCAGGGAGTATCTCCAGCAATCTCTTGACGAGAGCGCTCATATTAAGCCGAAGGAGATGATTGCGTTTGAGGCGGCCAACGCCGCATCCAACGACCTTGATACGCTAGTTGCATACGATGACATTTTGGCGTATCGTAGGGGCATCTCGATAGCGATGGAGGACTGGGTTGCAAATCCAGTGCTAGAAAGCAAGGAAGGGTAATGAAGCAAACTGGTCCGAATTTTGCGGAGCAGCGCATTATTCAGAGGAAGAAAACTGCTCGGGTGTGGAAACTCCTAGAAGAAACTGGGATCAAGAGGCGATACATCGCCAAGCATCTTGGCGTATCGTACGGCTACCTAAATCAGGTGCAGTATGGTCAGGCGCCTATCAGTGGCCCGATGCGCAAGAAGATCTCTGAATTTCTCGGGATTGAAGAAGGAAGACTCTTCGAGGACCTCGATGAGTATTTGAATAAGGAGGAAGCAAATGGCATTCGATAAGAGCGCACTTAAGGATTACGTGGATGTCGCAGAGCGAATCCGCGCATGGTACGAGGCGTACCCCAACGCACGCATTGAAACCAGAATTGTTGAGCACACCGAAAAGCGTGTAGTCGTAGAGGCGCGAGCATATCGCGGCGTTAAGGGCGACAACGGACCTGACGATGCACTTGGCTTTATGGATGATCGCCCAGCGGGAATTGGACACAGCGCAATGCAGATTCCTGGCGCAACGCCGTACACCCGCGGCTCAGAGATTGAGAATTGCGAGACATCGGCAGTTGGTCGCGCGTTGGTAATGGCTGGCCTTCCGTCAAAGAGAATCGCGTCTGACGACGAGATCAAGTCAAAGGGCGGAAAGTCAGCAGCAAAGGCCGCCGCTGAGGTTTTTGACGAAGACGTCGCACTCCCGCCACACATCCAGAAGTTTGTCGATGCATTCGCCAAGGCGAAGACGATTGATGAACTTACTGAGATTGGAAAGTCGATCAACGAGTCGAACGCCGACGGTGTTGATATTGACGAACTTTCCCGTGAGTTCTTGATCAAGAGATTCCGCGCTCGCCGAGCTGAGCTCGTCGGATGATTGAGGAGAGAAACCCGCAGCACATCAGTGTAAGTGAGTTGCGCGAATTCCTTTCGTGCCCACTCCGCTGGTGGTACAAGTATCGGCTCGGTATGTGGACCAACAGGACGACGGCGTACTTCGCCCTGGGCACCTCGGTCCACGCCGGACTTCAGCGATGGTACGAGCCCATTACGGGCGGCAAGCGAAATGGCGACCTTACGCCGGTGTTCGATCACTATCGAAAAGTTTGGTCAATAGAGTCGGCGCAGGTGGACTGGGGCGCAGAAAAAGAGCGCGATATCCTGAGCGAGGGCTTTAATGGCGAAGAGATGCTTCGGGCTGCTGTTCTTGAGGGCGACGACTGGACTGCAAAGTATGTTGAGCACTCAATGATGTCGGAGATTTCCCACTCGAAACTTGGGAAGCTTCCGATGAAGTTGAAGACAAATCTCGACATGCTCACCACAGATCTCCGCGTGGTCGAGCACAAGACCGCACAGAGAAGGTGGGAGAAGGATCGAGAGCGCGGAGACATTCAGGCAACCGCCTATGTGAATGCTGTTCGCCAAAACTATGACCACGACCCATCGGTGACATTCAATATCATTAGCAACTCGGCTAAGGGCGTGAATGTTGATCGAAGAACTACTACCCGCACGCAGGAAGATATTGACAAGATGTACATCGGGGCTCGCGCGTTCCTTGACGCAATCGAGAAGGGCGCGATCTATCCGAACCCAACGGCGTTTGCGCATGCAAACTGCGAATTCAAGGAACTGTGCGATAAGTGGGAGAGCCACCCGCAGCAGATTCCCGAAAAGAGAAAAGAGCTGTACAATCTGGTCCCAGCACTGAAGAAAGACCTTTGGCCTGACTGGGAAAAATAATGATCTGCACGTGCAAGAACTGTGGTGCGGAATTCATTGGTGAGTTCGGAGAAGAAAACAACTACTGCATGGATTGCGATCCAGAAGGAGATTAGCGGTGGGCATGACACCGATTATTCCTCTTGAAGAGATGGGGGACGCCCGCGTCTACTGGAGATGCTATAGCGATCTCCCGCGACACAAGAAACTTTGGCGGCTGCCAGATAACAACGCGCGATGGGCATGGATTGTTCTGTTGTGCGCGGCATCAGAAACCGACGGAGTGTTTGAGTCCGATCAGCACATTGAAGCAATGGTCGGATCGCAAAACACAAAGTTCCTTCCGCACTTCCGACGCGTTGGGCTTCTCGACGGACTCGTGGTTCACGATTGGGACGAGTGGCAGGTTCCATCTGATGGAATGCGCGAGGCAAGGGAGGCGCTTGCAGCGGCCGCTCGCGACCGACTAAACCGTCTCGGCCTTCGCGACGAACACGATGCGCAGGTAAAGGTTCGGAGCATGAAAGAGTGGATGGAATACATTGTGGCAGGGCCGAACCGACAGGGAAGACTTGTTGAATTCATGGGACAGATGAATGGCATCGTCCCACAGAGAGCCGACTACGCTCGCATTGCAAAGCTGATGCGCGAATATCCAGGTGGAATTCCCGCGCTAATGTCTGCCATCTGCGACGCGGCACTGCGCGACCTCAAGGGCGACCCAATTGCATATTTGACAGCGATCGGAAAAGGCAGTAAGAAGAGGGTGCACACAACATCATCTGTTCGTGATGCACAGTTGGAGGAGTAGATGTTGCAGCCAGCACTGTTTATGTTGCTCGTCGCGGTGATCCTCTTGGTCGCCGCTGCGGGGGAGCGAGATAATGACAACAAGTAGCACCGAAGTTGTATACCTGGAGGACATCATGTGGGGCGAGAGCAAGCCGCCGCAGGACCTCGAAAAAGCGCTTCTAGGCGTTGGAATCCCAAAAAGGTACTTAGACAGCACCTTCGCCAATTTCGAGGCGCAGGGTGGCTCTAAGACGGCCCTTGAGGCCTCAATGGAGTGGGCAAAGGCACCGATTGGGGAGCGGGGCCTTCTTTTTGTTGGGCCGCCAGGTACGGGAAAGACCCACCTTGCCGTGGCGTCAGTCCGAGAGAAAGTTGCCGCTGGTCTTGGTGGAGTTCGCTTTATCAATGTGCCGATCTTTTTAGATCGGATTCGCCAGTCAATGAAGTACAATGATCCAGAAGTCATGAACTTGTTTGACTTTTGTTTGACACGCGCAAGCGTCGTGGTCCTTGATGATCTTGGGAAGGAGAAGGCAACCGACTGGGCGGCAGAGCGACTCTACGTCCTTGTTGAGAGCCGATATAGTGCCTGTCTCGCGACGATCGCCACGACGAACCGCGGCCTTGACGAACTCGATGCCCTTGGATATGGGGCTCTCATCTCCCGACTACAGCAGACCTGTCGCGCCATCAAGGTGGGCGGGGATGACCAGCGTATCAGGCTTGGAAGGCTGGACGGAAGGGCTTGAGATTGTCCTTGTAGGAAGACCGCCATCATGGAACCGCGCGTATCGCGTTGCGGGCAAAATCATCTACATGACACGAGAAGCAAAAGCATGGAAGGAGATCGTGACATATGCGACACAGAAAGCGTTAGTCACAAGGCCGGACTTCCTGCCGGTAGACGGGAAGAGGATTGTCATCGACATCTGGGCGCATTTGAAAAGACCGATGGATGCTGATAATCTATTGAAGCTAACGCTAGATGCGGTAGCGGCTGGATTGGTCGTCAATGACCGATGGTTTATCCCACGAGTTTGGGAAATGGAATTTGGAGCAGCGGAAGAATATGTCCGACTGGTCCTAAGTCAGGAGAAGTGAAATGGCAAAGGAAAGGATTGAAGTAACTGGCAGGCTTGGAAGCAAGCCAGAACTTCGCAGCACCAAGACAGGAAAGAACGTTTCATCGTTTAGCGTTGCAGTGAAGAACAAGCGCGGCGGCGAAGAGACCACCAATTGGTACGACGTATCCATTTGGGAGAAGCAGGCAGAACTTGCTGTACAGCTGCTCGACAAGGGTGATCTTGTGTGCGTTGAAGGCGTTCCGTCCGTGAAGACTTTTCAGACCCGCAGCGGCGAGTCCAAGTCTTCCATTCAGATCACGGCGCGCACATTTGATCTTCTTGCCAAGGGCAAGGGTGCCGCTGGCGCAGTCAAGCAGGCCGCGCCTGAAGAAGACTTTTCCGAGGTTCCGTTCTGATGGATCTCGGAACGTTCTTTAGTTACGTGGCGGCAGTCGTTGTCGGCTCCACGCTCACGTTGGCCCTCTGGACCCTTTGGTTCAGAATCGTCAATAGATAATTGTGTTGCTTCTCCTTCGGAGACTCGTACCCAAGGGTTACACCATTGGCTCTTGGGTACGAGAACTAGTTATCCTCGCGCGCGGCTCAAGATGAAGCAGGGTCGAATGGTTATCGCCAATGTAGACGGATCGATCATTGTGACCCCCTATAACCAACTTCGTTACGATGGCTTCTCGAAATTTTTTTTGGGAAAAACTGAGGTAGCGGCTAGTCTCGCTACTACCATCATTCGCCTGCTTCCCGACCGCCGCTACAGGCAACTGATTGCCACACGGGTAGTCCCCGCTGTTCGCCCACGGTTTTGGGCGGCCTGGATGCTAGACGCATGGCACGTAAGCGAACCGATACATGAAAACTCACTAGAAAGAATCAAGAATTACACATGAACAGCAGAGCGATCTGCACCGCCACAGTAAACGGCGTGCACGTCAAACTTTATCGAGATACACTAGACGACGGAACAGCACGAGTGATCGGGTTCACCGAGCATGGACAAGAGTATGGACTATGGAGGATTGAGGGCATGGAAGAGCAAACAACGATTACGCGACCAGCAATTGAACAGCGTGAAGACGTCCTGTACGCCGATGGGTGGGAAGATTGCCTCGTAGGACACGGGACAATCTTTCACGGGTCTGACGGACAGATGATTGTTGCTATCTACGACCGCAACAAGATCCTACAGCGCTTGTTTGACGACTTTGTGTCGACCTGCGAGGCGAACAACCCAGGGGACACTCATGAGGGCTGCTTCCACATTGAGGAGGCGGACGAATACATTTCCTTCAATATCGAGGGTGGATTTATCAAGCCCGGCATGCCTGTGTTCGCCTCGTTCGAGGCACAGCCAATTGTCATCAACGAGTCGGTGCAATTTTGAAGCATTGCTCACGCTGCCAGCAGGTTTGGCCGCCAGAATGTGAGTTTTACCGCCGCGGCAAGATGCAGTGCCGCTCATGCGAGCACGGGGTAAAAAACTTTTCGCCCTCACGCATGGCTGAAGAACAAATAGCGGAATTAGAGAGATCTAGGAAACGACTAGCAGCAAGAGAGGCAGGGAAAGATGTGTGCCGGTGTGGCGATGCGTTCTGAATTTTTATGGGAATCAACATGCAGGCCTGCTCTCGCAGGGGGTGAGTAATGAACAGAGTGTTGACGTTTTTAAACAAGATATCAGGGGAACTTGCAGTGGTGCTGCTGATTGGCCTTGTGTCGACAACCACCGCCTGGACGGCAATCCAAGCGTCATTCCATAACAACGCATCGTCTGCCGCCTATGGCGACTACCAGTTGATTATGGCTGAAGCGAATAACCTGTGGATTACGGCAGAGGTGAAGTACCGAGCCGACCTGCTGACTTGGGACACCGACCTTGGCGGCTCCTATGAGTTCAGCGTCTATGCGGTGCCATGCCAGCAGGAAAACCCAGAAGGCCAACTGCCAGACTGTGCCGCATATATGGACGCCGTGTATGGACCATACAACCAGACATTCGATAGCGGAGAGGAGCCCCTTGCGCTATCTGAGCGCGAAGGCAACTACAGCAACCGCCTGCAGGTGCTCACGGGCATCTTTGCTGTTGCCCTGTTTGCCCTTGGCGTAACCTCACCCATGAAGAGCAGGAAGAACGCCTCCTACCTCGTGGCGTTTGCCGCAACCCTCTGGGTGACTGGAGTTGCGCTTATGTTAACAATCCCCGTAATTTTGCTTTAGGAGGAAATATGATTCCCGAAACCGCGTGTACTTGCGACAGTGTTGATGCGCGAATAGAACGTGAGCTTATGGAGATGAGGAATATGATTACCGAAACCGCGTGTACTTGCGGCTGTACTGGGTGCAGCGAAGGCAACTGCTGCGACCACAAGGCGTGGGCCAGCGGATTTGACGATTACCAGCGAGGCGCTGCCATGACCGCTCGTGGCGACATCTACCTCGACCCAGAACAGGGGCGCGTTGCGATTGCAGCGATGGGCCTTGCTGGGGAGTCTGGTGAGCTGATCGATCACCTCAAGAAGTGGATTGGACACGGACACGCTGTCGATCGCGACTACATCACCAAGGAGCTTGGTGATATCCTTTGGTATGTGGCTGAGATTGCCTCAGTTGCTCGGATCGACCTTTCGGAGGTTGCGGTTCAGAACGAGAAGAAGCTCCGCCTCAGATACCCGAAAGGATTTTCCGTAGATCGCAGCGTCAACAGGAGTGAGCATGAAAAAGATTCGCAAGGTTGATGATCAGCGCTACAAGTATGAACACAAAGAAATCTATGTGACGACGCCCGTAGAATCATTTTTCTACGCGTTTGTTGCATTCGCAATCATCTGGGTCGTTGCGGAGATTATTAGCTAATGATACGCAAGTGCAAAAGATGTCTAGAGTGGTGGCCGAACGACGGAGAATTCTACCACTCAAGGAAGCATCCAATGTGCATTGCATGCAATGTGGAAGTTGAAGATTTTGAAAGGCGGAGAGAATACATGCGCCAGGCTGCCAAGAAGTATCGAGATAAAATCAAGGCGAGCGCATAATGCCGCACGTCATTGCAAACATTCCAACCGTTTCGTGCTACGTCCGCAGGGAATACCTGCGAGACCTTCAGGATGGCCACGGAGAGTTCACCCCAGCCTACTGGGTGACCGTCAAGGCGCCACGGCACCGCGCGCTGTATATCGAGGCATTCCTGCCGGAATACGGGGCGTTGTATGACAAACTTCCCATTAGCGCGTACGTCCAGAACCCAGAAACGCCAACACCCGATCTTCCGCTGGGTCTCTTGCAGATGTGGGATGTCAACTCCTCAGGAATTGCCGTCATCGAGAAGACCCTGCTCAAGGGGATGCCATGCAAGTACCTTGATAAGGCAGGCGCATGGCACAAGGGCTCATACTTATTTACGGTGGACATGGTGCAGCCCGAGCCGAACGAAGTGGACACCGACTGGGCTGCCATTCCGGCAGAGCACAAGTCCTACAACTTCATTAGACTAGACAACGGGCAGTTTGCCGCTCAGCCGAACAACCGTGTCATCTGGATGGATGAGGCGACGGTGTTTAAGAATCCGAAGATGCCGGACTTCAAGGTCAGCACGCAACTGTTCTCTGCAGAGGGCGAACGGTGGGCCGCTCTCGGCGATGAAGATTCGTGGAACTACTCAAAGAAGGAGAAGGTTGTCAATGGGTAAGAAGGCAAAACAAATGCGCAATCAGGCAAAACAGAACTTGCCGTCGATTTATTCCGGCGGACCGATCGCCCACGAGATGCACCCAGGAAACACAATGGGGTTGCTGGAGCTTCAGCGGGATTGCATGCACAACGGCATTCAGTTCAAGTGGAAGATGGTGCACGGATCATCGATCCTCACCGATGCAAGGAATGTCTTGTTGCACTCATTCCTTGAGAGCGGCTACTCGCACCTTTTCATGGTTGACTCGGATATCGAGTTTTCGGGAAAGGATGTCCTTCGGGCGGTTGCATCTGGCGAGTCGATCGTGGCCCTTCCGTGCGCTAAGAGGATTGCGAATTTCGAACTAGCGGTTGAGGTGCTGCGCAAGTATCCTGAAATTCCAGCAAAAAATTTGCCAGCATACATCGGCGGAATGAACTTCCTTCCTATTGACGAAGAGCGCCCTGACGGAAGAATGCTTCTCAAGTCGCAGCGAGCAGGAACCGGCGCGATGATTATTCGTCGAGAGGCACTGCTGGACTTCCAGGAAAAGTATCCAGACCGCTGGTATCAGAACACCCTAACAAATCAGCGTCTCACCGAATTCTTCCGCTTTATGGTGCATCCAGAAACCAAGGAGCACTGGGGCGAAGACTTTGGATTCTGCATGGACATGCGCGCAATTGGGTACGACATCAACGTGCTTGTGGACGCACGAACGGTTCACCACGGTGGGTTTGGGTACGAAACAGATTTCGCAAAGCTTGCGTCAAACTATATGAAGGAGACAGACAATGAGCAGGATTGAACGACTCGCGGCGCAGCTCCCAGAAGGAGAGGTGCTTTCGATCATGGAGTATTTGCACGAGACAAAGGAATGGGCCGTATGCACTAGTGCGTGGGACCCAAAGGCAGAGAATGTCAATACAGCACTTGACTACCTTCGCGGCACCGAGTCGCCGAAGGGAAACTGGATCGTTAAGCGTCGCGCTGTCGGCGAGACCCCAGAGATTGCAGTCCAGAAACTTGTATCCGGAGAAGAGAATGTCTAAGTGGGTTGACTTTGCAATGCTCTCCTTTGAGGAGGCAGACGCAGCCGTTTCTGGATTCGGATTCACCATTCACGGCGTTCACCGCGCAATGGTCGACAACGACTGGATGGCAGTCGCGCACAGCCGAAAAGGGGCGGTCGTATCGGCACGAGGAAGAAATCCTCACGAGGCGGTCTGTAGGCTCGCGTGGGAGCTCACGATACGCCAGGCGAATCAACAAGGCTCTACGGGCCGCAAATAGGCATTTCCGGGGCTTCTGGAAGGCCCTCCGCAAGCGATTATAGAACCGCCAACCCCTCGTCTGTAAAAAAATCCGCCGCGTCCCTAGTCGCACGGTGGGGGAGGGGGGTCGAGGACGCATTCTGGGGGTTGGGAGCATCCTCCGGATGCTACACGCCCCCAAAGAAAGCACGATCAAGACCATAGGCGATGATGGGGTCAGCGGTGGCGTTGCCGCCGCGGTGGTAGTTAGGAGGTACGCACAATGTACGCAATGCTCTTGCTTCTTTCGCCGATGGCGGCGGCGGCTCTTTCTTTCGTTCTCCGCGGTGATGCGGTGCTCTCGGTTCTCTTCGGTTTCGCGGCTCTCGGCGTTGTATCGTTCGCGGGTTTCGTTTACGAGTTCGGTGATCTCGCAATGGAGCACCGCTACGCGAAGAACCCACGCGAGGCAGACGGCGAGGTGGTCGCGTTCGGTCTGGTGTGCGCGGTGTCTGGAATCGCTGGCACGGCGATCTCGTGGCTCCTGGGTGCGGGCGATGCGATGTCGCTCCTTCTGGGTGTGGCGAGCGTGGGCGCGGCGTGGCTCGCAATCTTCGCGGTGGTCGTTGCCGATGAGAAGATGCGCCGCCGCTACGGCAAGCGATAGCACACACACGAAACGCAACCGCCCCCGTCCTCCGCGAGCGCGCGGAGGGCGGGGGCTTCTTTGTACCTATGTGACTTCGGTGGCGGTCGCGCCCCCTGGGGCTGCTGTTCTATATGTAACTCACAGTATGAATATAAATAACAAATAACATAATAAGTTCGATGGACTCGCCTCCGGCGAGTACAGACCGAGTATGAAAACGCTATTGTATGAGTGCGCGATGATGAGGGCGAGCCACCGAAGGCTCGGAAGGGAGACAATGGTATGACTTGGCATCGACCTGATGAAGGCTGCGACGTCACCGTACGCGGTGATGCTGATGACGTCATCACGATCACTTGCGTGAATACGGAAGGCGTGATGAGTCCGAAGCCGCACCGCTACCACGTCGCACTTAGCGCGAATGCGAACGCGCTGATGGTGATGGAAGCGGACGGCTATGGCGGCATTCACTACTTCAGCGACGCTGAAGCGAAGCGAGTGCTAGTGGAAGACGAAGTCTGGTACGAACTACCAGCATTCTTCCGCAATAGAATCGTCTGGCAATAGCGTGATGGTGATGCGCGGCGAATGCGACGCCGCGCATCGCTTCACTGAAGGGAGAATCACAATGGTGAAGCACGTGAACCCGATCGAATGGAAGTTCGTGTATGAGCATCGCTCGACGCTGACGGAGCGCGAGAATCGCACTAGGATGGAAGCAGAATCCGATCGTGTATCGGATAGGATCGTGAAGGCTATCGAAGCGATTCGGAAGGATCGTCCATCGTCGTGGATCGACGAACTCGATACCCGCGCATTCTTCATTCTGAAGGACGCGCTCGATCCGATCGGATACGAAGTGTTGCGTCAGGATGAGGACGGCGCGTGGATCGTACGCGAACGATGGAATACTGGAACGGACTGGAACGCACGACTGGTCATCGTCTGATCGGCCTCCCCCCGTTCACCGCAGGCGCGGTGGGCGGGGGGAAGTTCTCTCGCAACCCCCCGGGTGCTGCTGTTCTATCTCTAACTGACTGACTATAAGTAAGTAACATAACAACATAAGTTCGACAGGCTCGCCTCCGGCGAGTACGACGCCGCTAAAAGAACGCGAATCAACATCTAGGAGATGATGGAGCAGC